ACCTTATCAGTAAGGTGATGGGCAGTATTTCTAATCCTGAAATTCGCCGGATGGAGCTGATGAACACCATCGCCGGTATTGAGCGTTACGCCGCCGCAGAGGGTGATGTGGGGATGTTTATCACGCTGACCGCGCCGTCAAAGTATCACCCGACACGTCAGGTCGGAAAAGGCGAAAGTAAAACCGTCCAGCTTAATCACGGCTGGAATGATGAGGCATTTAATCCAAAGGATGCGCAGCGATATCTCTGCCGTATCTGGAGCCTGATGCGCACGGCATTCAAGGATAATGATTTACAGGTCTACGGTTTGCGAGTCGTCGAGCCACACCACGACGGAACGCCGCACTGGCATATGATGCTTTTTTGTAATCCACGCCAGCGTAACCAGATTATCGAAATCATGCGTCGCTATGCGCTCAAAGAGGATGGCGACGAAAGAGGAGCCGCGCGAAACCGTTTTCAGGCAAAACACCTTAACCGGGGCGGTGCTGCGGGGTATATCGCGAAATACATCTCAAAAAATATCGACGGCTATGCACTGGATGGTCAGCTCGATAACGATACCGGCAGACCGCTGAAAGACACTGCCGCGGCTGTTACCGCATGGGCGTCAACGTGGCGCATTCCGCAATTTAAAACGGTTGGCCTGCCGACAATGGGGGCTTACCGTGAACTACGCAAATTGCCTCGCGGCGTCAGCATTGCTGATGAGTTTGACGAACGCGTCGAGGCTGCACGCGCTGCCGCAGACAGTGGCGATTTTGCGCTGTATATCAGCGCGCAGGGTGGGGCAAATGTCCCGCGCGATTGTCAGACTGTCAGGGTTGCCCGTAGCCCGTCGGATGACGTTAACGAGTATGAGGAAGAAGTCGGGAGAGTGGTCGGCATTTACGCGCCTCATCTCGGCGCGCGTCATATTCATATCACCAGAACGACGGACTGGCGCATTGTGCCGAAAGTGCCAGTCGTTGAGCCTTTGACTTTAAAAAGCGGCATCGCCGCGCCTCGGAGTCCTGTCAATAACTGTGGAAAGCTCACCGGTGGTGATACTTCGTTACCGGCTCCCACACCTTCTGAGCACGCCGCAGCAGTGCTAAATCTGGTTGATGACGGTGTTATCGAATGGAATGACCCGGAGGTCGTGAGGACGCTCAGGGGTGCATTAAAACACGGCCTGAAAACACCAAATCGTCAGCAAAGAAACGGAAGCCCGTTAAAACCACATGAAATAGCACCGTCGGCCAGACTGACCCGGTCGGAACGATTGCAAATTACCCGTATCCGCGTTGATCTCGCTCAGAACGGTATCAGGCCGCAGCGATGGGAGCTTGAGGCGCTGGCGCGTGGCGCGACCGTAAATTATGACGGGAAACAATTCACGTATCCGGTTGCTGATGAGTGGCCGGGATTCTCCAACTTTATGGCGTTCAGTAGTGAACATTACTGAGAATCTTCGGTTTTTATTAGTTGTGAATAAGGGGAATAGCGTTCTGTACATATGGGGCTATGTAATAAATATAAACCGTCAGTTCATTCTGACGGTTTATATATTTTTATGCTTAGTATGATAGAAAATCATACAGGCACAATAATTTACGGTAATGAGTATCTATTTTGTGTGATATAGAGATAAGATATTTTCTGAGTTGTGCTAAGGAAATGGTGTCATTAAGTACACAATACATGATTGTATTGGCTACTTTATATTCTTTTGTTGTTTCTAATATCTCATCTATTGTTGTTGCATCACATCTGCACGCTTTAATTCTAGTGAGTTGATTTATTATCTTATCCAGTTGTCTGTCTTTGTATAGCTTAACGTTTTCTAATTCAGGGCATACAGAACTAAATGCGTAAATTGGAAAGTGCTCATGATTTGTGATAGTTTGTTTATTCAAAAGTGCAATGAGTTGTGCGTTAGCTTCATCGACAATTTTAAAGTAATTTTGAATCATTTCAGATTTTGTCTGGTATTCGTAGGTAACAGTTCTTTCTGAGCCTACAGCGATTACCATTTCTTCATTCCGTAATTCATCGAGGTTTTCCGTGATTTTTACCTTGATTTCACCGCCACTTTTTATTGTATTCCAGACTTTTTGTACTTTTCTTATATCCATTGCGGAAACAGGGAGAATTAAATTAGATATGGCATCGTAAACGGCTTTGTAATTGTCTGTTTTGATTTTGTTAATTCTTATAATGGATAAACCTTCAATATTAATATCATGTTCAGAAATAGTTGTAGACATGTTCCCCTCATCATATTCAACAAGGAGAAAGTTGTCTTTTATTTTTTTTGCTAGTTCAGTATTTAGATCTACATATGAAAATATTGTCTGCAGGAGGTATTTAATATTCTTATCACTGATGCTATATCCTAAAAAAATAATGGGGTTGTGAATGAATATAGATAATAGTTGAGCACGTATTAACTCATATTTGTCATTAAAGTTATTATAATCATCAGATGTTATGATTATGTTGTTGGGGTCACTAACACAACCGTGTATTTTATATACCGAGCCATATGGATTGCTTAGTAATATATTGTTGCCAATAAGCGGGGAGAAATCGAATAAATTTTCGATAAGTTGATCGTAATTGGTGGTAATAATTGAGCCAATATTCTTTCTTGTTTTTATTAAGCTATTAATCTCATCTCTTAAATCTTCTTTGAGAGGTGAGTCTTTTAATATTGATGTTAGGTATATTTTGAACCGGCTAAGTTTTTTTCCATGACTCATGTTCTCGTAGAAAATATCATTGATGCTTTCAAACTTTCCGTTTCTGTCTTCGGCGAGTTTCTTATTGAAGATATTCTCTAATTTTGTTGCAAGAATGTCGTATCTGTATTCGTCACCTTCAATACTTTCCGATTTAAGATCATAATAAAATTCAGGATTGCCAGTTAAATCAACGGCAATTTTCATCAATAACCCATCCCAACTGAATGAGTTTTGCAGATATCTTAGACTAAAACCTGTACCTATAAAAAGAACAGGGTGGTTTTTGTACTGGCTGACAAATTCTTTGATTTCCATATTAATTCTCGAAGTTGATCATCGTTATCTCTATACAACCAAATAGCAGATAAAACTTCAAACAGACTTTCAAAAAGCGACATATGTTTTGGCAGAATAAGGATGAGCGCATCAGTGTCAAGAAGATTTGAGATCTTAATCTACTCAATAGGAACAAGACGTCAGACTTAATTGTGTACTACCGGTGAAAACTGCCTGATAAAGTTGAATCTACGGCATGATTCGTCGGTTTTTTATGCGATATTACCTTAGTTTCTGTTGTCCTTGGTAATACTGACGTTATTGCATTAAATTGCATGTGTTTTGATTTCATGCCCTTTGCCAACTACGTCAATACTGGTGCTGTTTCCACGTGTTTATGCACTTGCATTAAAACCGCAACATGAAGCGGGCGGGCGAGGCGGGGAAAGCACTGCGCGCTGGCGGTGGTGCTGATTTTATTTTTTCAGCGTCTGAACGCGCCGTGATGACGTTTAGATTGTTAGCCGGGGCGTTGGTGTGTCTGCGGGCTGTTTTGTGCGGTGGTGAGCGTGTGAGGGCGTGATGACGGGATGTAAAAAAGCCGCCCGCAGGCGGCGATGTTCAGCCGTTGTCAGTGTCCAGTGAGTAGTTTTTAAAGCGGATGACCTCCTGACCGAGCCAGCCGTTTATCTCGCGGATCCTGTCCTGTAACGGGATAAGCTCATTGCGGACAAAGACCTTTGCCACTTTCTCAATATCGCCCAGCGACCCGACGTTCTCCGGCTTGCCGCCCATCAACTGAAAGGGGATGCGGTGTGCGTCCAGCAGGTCAGCGGCGCTGGCTTTTTTGATATTAAAAAAATCGTCCTTCGTTGCCACTTCACTGAGGGGGATAATTTTAATACCGTCGGCTTTCCCCTGTGGGGCATAGAGAAACAGATTTTTAAAGTTGTTGCGGCCTTTCGACTTGACCATGTTTTCGCGAAGCATTTCGATATCGTTGCGATCCTGCACGGCATCGGTGACGTACATGATATATCCGGCATGAGCGCCGTTTTCGTAATACTTGCGGCGGAACAGCGTGGCCGACTCATTCAGCCAGGCAGAGTTAAGGGCGCTGAGATATTCCGGCAGGCCGTACAGCTCCTGATTAATATCCGGCTCCAGCAGGTGAAACACGGAGCCGGGCGCGAAGGCTGTCGGCTCGTTGAAGGACGGCACCCACCAGTAAACATCCTCCTCCACGCCACGGCGGGTATATTTTGCCGGTGAGGTTTCCAGTCTGATGACCTTACCGGTGGTGCTGTAACGCTTTTCCAGAAACGCATTACCGAACACCAGAAAATCCAGCACAAAGCGGCTGAAATCCTGCTGGGAAAGCCACGGATGCGGGATAAACGTTGAAGCCAGAATATTACGTTTGACGTAAATCGGGGAGCTGTGATGCACGGCAGCACGCAGGCTTTTTGCCAGACCGGTAAAGCTGACCGGTGGCTCATACCATCTGCCGTTACTGATGCATTCGACGTAATCCAGAATGTCACGGCGGTCGAGTACCGGCACCGGTTCGCCAAAGGTGAATGCCTCCATTTTCGGGGCGCTGGCGGTCATTTTTTTTGCCGCAGGTTGCGGTGTTTTCCCTTTTTTCTTGCTCATCAGTAAAACTCCAGAATGGTGGATGTCAGCGGGGTGCTGATACCGGCGGTGAGTGGCTCATTTAACAGAGCGTGCATGGTCGCCCAGGCGAGGTCGGCGTGGCTGGCTTCCTCGCTGCGGCTGGCCTCATAGGTGGCGCTGCGTCCGCTGCTGGTCATGGTCTTGCGGATAGCCATAAACGAGCTGGTGATGTCGGTGGCGCTGACGTCATATTCCAGACAGCCACGGCGGATAACGTCTTTTGCCTTGAGCACCATTGCGGTTTTCATTTCCGGTGTGTAGCGGATGTCGCGCGCGGCGGGATAGAACGAGCGCACGAGCTGGAACACGCCGACACCGAGGCCGGTGGCATCAATACCGATGTATTCGACGTTATATTTTTCGGTGAGTTTGCGGATGGATTCCGCCTGGGTGGCAAAGTCCATGCCTTTCCACTGGTGACGCTCAAGTATTCTGAATTTGCCACCGGCCACCACCGGCGGTGCCAGCACCACGCATCCGGCACTGTCGCCACGGTGTGACGGGTCGTAACCAATCCATACCGGGCGGGAGCCGAACGGATTCGCGGCAAACGGCGCATAGTCTTCCCATTCTTCCAGCGTGTCGACCATGCAGCGTTGCAGCTCCTCGAACGGGAACACCGACGCCTTGTCGTCAACAAATTCACACATGAACAGGTTTTTAAAATCGTCGGCGCTGTTTTCGCGTTTAAGCTGCTCAATGTCGAACAATGTGCAGCCGCCTTTCAGGGCGTCCTCAATGGTGACAATCTGCCGCCACTGGCCGTCCGCACAGAGAAGCCCACCGGCAAGGGCGTTATGACTGACGTCGATTTCCACGCGTTCGGCGGCGCTGGCGCGTCCCCGGTTGAACAGTTCCCCCGACCAGAACGGGTAGGCGTCGTGCGCCAGCGTGGACGGGGTGGAGAAATAGGTCGAGCGCAGGTGACTCTGTGAGGCCATACCTGATGCCACCTTACGCAGTACCTGAAAATTCGGGATCCAGAAAATCTCATCGACGTACAGGTCGCCGTTATGGCTCTGTGCGGTGTTGGAGTTGGTGCCGAGAAAAATCAGTTTTGCACCGTTATTGCCCAGGACAATCGGGTCACCGGTCAGGTCAACGTCAACCAGCCGGGCAAAGGCAATGATGTATTCGCGGAACACATACGCCTGCGTTTTACTGGCCGACAGAAAAATCTGGTTATGGCCGGTTTTCAGGGCGCGCAGCAGCGCCTCGCGGGAAAAATAAAACGTCGCGCCAATCTGGCGGGATTTCAGGATATCGCGGATGCGGTGCTCAAGCCCGGCACGATACCAGTGCAACTGATAGTCGAAAGACTGCTCAAAGAAAATCTGCTCCAGCTTTTCGATAGCCTCGTCACTGAAAAAATTCTTTTTCGGTTTGCGCCGCCCGCCTTTGTTGCGGTTAGCGATGTTCGGATTAAGGTCTGCCTCGTTGCCGGTCTGGCTGTAGCGGTTGACCCGTGCCAGTCGTTCAATCTGGCGTCCGAGCAGGTCAATTTCCTTGAAGTCACCGCCGGTTTTCTGCGGTTTGATGATGAGCTGGGTCAGCCGCGCTTCCAGACTCATTTCGACACGGCTGATGGGGGCAACACTGTCCCAGCCGTCGCGCTGTTTCCAGCTCTGCACCGTCGGGCGTTTCATCTGCAACATGGCGGCAATCTGCGGCACGGAAAACCCCTGCCAGTACAGCAGCGCCGCCTGACGACGCGGGTCGTGTAAAAGAGTGGTGTCTGTGGTGATGGTCATGAATACCTCGCCGTGATGAATACACGGCAAGGCTACTGAGTCGCGCCCCGCGATTCGCTAAGGTGCTGTTGTGTCAGTGATAAGCCATCCGGGACTGATGGCGGAGGATGCGCATCGTCGGGAAACTGATGCCGACATGTGACTCCTCTAATCACTATTCAGGACTCCTGACAATGGCAAAAAAAGCATCAAAATTCTTTCGTATCGGCGTTGAGGGTGACACCTGTGACGGGCGTGTCATCAGTGCGCAGGATATTCAGGAAATGGCCGAAACCTTTGACCCGCGAGTCTATGGTTGCCGCATTAACCTGGAACATCTGCGCGGCATCCTGCCTGACGGTATTTTTAAGCGTTATGGCGATGTGGTCGAACTGAAGGCCGAAAAGATTGACGATGATTCGGCGCTGAAAGGCAAATGGGCGCTGTTTGCGAAAATCACACCGACCGATGACCTTATCGCGATGAACAAGGCCGCGCAGAAGGTCTACACCTCAATGGAAATTCAGCCGAACTTTGCCAATACAGGCAAATGTTATCTGGTGGGTCTGGCCGTCACCGATGACCCGGCAAGCCTCGGCACGGAATACCTGGAATTCTGCCGCACGGCAAAACATAACCCTCTGAACCGCTTCAAATTAAGCCCTGAAAACCTGATTTCAGTGGCAACGCCTGTTGAGCTGGAATTTGAAGACCTGCCTGAAACCGTGTTCACCGCCCTGACCGAAAAGGTGAAATCCATTTTTGGCCGCAAACAGGCGAGCGATGACGCCCGTCTGAATGACGTGCATGAAGCGGTGACCGCTGTCGCTGAACATGTGCAGGAAAAACTGAGCGCCACTGAGCAGCGCCTCGCTGAGATGGAAACCGCCTTTTCCGCACTTAAGCAGGATGTGACTGACAGGGCGGATGAAACCAGCCAGGCATTCACCCGCCTGAAAAACAGCCTCGACCACACCGAAAGTCTGACCCAGCAGCGCCGCAGCAAGGCCACCGGCGGTGGCGGTGACGCCCTGATGACGAACTGCTGACCGGCGTCAGTCAGTCCGGGAAAACCTTCACGATTAACCCTTAATTTCAGGAAAAACTATGCGCCAGGAAACCCGCTTTAAATTTAATGCCTACCTGTCCCGTGTTGCCGAACTGAACGGCATCGACGCCGGTGATGTGTCGAAAAAATTCACCGTTGAACCGTCGGTCACCCAGACCCTGATGAACACCATGCAGGAGTCCTCTGATTTTCTGACCCGCATCAACATTGTGCCGGTCAGCGAAATGAAAGGGGAAAAAATTGGTATTGGTGTCACCGGCTCCATCGCCAGCACCACCGACACCGCCGGTGGCACCGAGCGTCAGCCGAAGGACTTCTCGAAGCTGGCGTCAAACAAGTACGAATGCGACCAGATTAACTTCGATTTTTATATCCGCTACAAAACGCTGGACCTGTGGGCGCGTTATCAGGATTTCCAGCTCCGTATCCGTAACGCCATTATCAAACGCCAGTCCCTTGATTTCATCATGGCCGGTTTTAACGGCGTGAAGCGTGCCGAAACCTCTGACCGCAGCAGCAATCCGATGCTGCAGGATGTGGCGGTCGGCTGGCTGCAGAAATACCGCAATGAAGCCCCGGCGCGCGTGATGAGCAAGGTCACTGACGAGGAAGGTCACACGACCTCTGAGGTCATCCGCGTGGGTAAGGGCGGTGATTATGCCAGCCTCGATGCACTGGTGATGGATGCGACCAACAACCTGATTGAGCCGTGGTATCAGGAAGACCCTGACCTTGTGGTGATTGTGGGGCGTCAGCTACTGGCGGACAAGTATTTCCCCATCGTCAACAAGGAGCAGGACAACAGCGAGATGCTGGCCGCTGACGTCATCATCAGCCAGAAACGCATCGGCAACCTGCCAGCGGTACGCGTCCCGTACTTCCCGGCGGATGCGATGCTCATCACGAAGCTGGAAAACCTGTCCATCTACTACATGGAT